TGCTGCCGATCTTTTGGGCACCGAGTGAAGCAAACAAACTGCGGGAGAAATTGAATCGTCAAAGGATTGGACCATGGGTCAAGCAGGGTTTCATCAACGAGACCGAAGGAAACCGGATCGACTATCGACAGATCAAAAGAGACATCATGGAACTGGGTGAAAAGTATAAGATTTTGGAAATCGCTTTTGATCCATGGCATGCTGATCAGATCGTTCATGAATTATCAGATCATTTCGAGATGGTGAAGTTCGGCCAAACACCAGCGAACCTATCACCACCCACCAAAAAACTAGAGGAATTCATCCTGACTAAGCAGGTGGCGCATGCTGGAAACCCTGTTTTAAGGTGGAATCTTGGGAACATTGCTTGCAGCCTTGATGACAACAATAACTACAAGTTGTCGAAAAAGAAATCTCGTGACAAGATAGATGGAATTATAGCTGGAGTTATGGCCGTAGGTCGATGGATGGTGACAGCGCAGAACGAAAGCACCGAAAACAACACAGGAGCGGGAATAGAATTCCTGTAAATCATGCCTTTTAAATCCATCAGATCCCTCTTTGCAAACACCATCAACAAATTAGCTGGCTATAGTTTGGTTACCGACTCTGGATCTTGGACCTACACAGGCATTTCTACCACTGGCCAGAATGTTAATCAAGCATCATCGATGACTTATTCCGCAGTGTGGGCAGCAGTCAGGGCTATCTCTGAAGGTGTTGCCAGTCTGCCATTGCAAGTATTCCGCAGGGGTCATGATGGTTCAAGATCAAAGGCTAATGATCATCCTATTTATAGAATCCTGCACGATCAGCCAAACCCAGAAATGAGTGCCTTAACTTTTCGTGAAACCCTCATGGGGCATTCGCTCGTTTGGGGTAATGGCTATGCAGAAATAGTCAGGGATAAAAACTCTGGGAGAGTGCAACAACTCTGGCCACTCGATCCTTCACAGGTTGAACCTGTGCGAGATGAGAATGGCGAACTGTTTTACAAATACGGATCAGTGATCTTTTTACCCTCAGAGATTTTGCACATCAAGGGTCTAAGCTTTGACGGTGTGAAAGGGTACTCAGTAATTGCCCAGGCTAAAAATTCAATCGGTCTTGGAATGGCTGTAGAAGAATTCGGCTCAACCTTCTTTGGTCAAGGTGGAAAACCTGCTGGGGTCATCAGCGTTCCTGGCAAGCTTAATTCAGAAGCTATCCAGAACATGCGGAAATCATGGGAGGATATGCATGCGACTGTTAAGAATGCACATCGAGTAGCGATATTGCAAAATGGTGTAACCTATCAGACCATAGGAACCCCACCCGATGATGCACAGTGGATAGCCTCTAGGCAGTTTCAACTTCAAGAAGTGGCTAGGTGGTTCAAGATTCCAGCCAGCAAAATAGGAGCAGGTGCAGGAACTTACAGCAGTTTAGAACAGGACAACCTAGCATTCCTTCAGGAAACTTTGAGACCATGGTTAATCCGATGGGAGCAGGAAATTAACTTCAAGTTGATAAGCTCGCTGGACCAGCTTTATGCAGAGCATAATCAAGATGCATTACTTAGGGGTGACACCGCAGGCAGATCAGCATTTTATGCTAGTGCGCTTAGTTGGGGATGGTTATCTAGAAATGATGTGAGAGCATTGGAGAACCTACCACCCTTTGAAGGTGGTGATGCCTACATGGTACCAAAGAATATGGATCCTGCGTTTGGACCAGGACAAACACCAGCAGCAGTAGACCAGGCAAAAACTTTAGGCCAGATGCCAACCCCACCCACACCCGATCCAATCCCAGCACCAATAGCACCACCCACCGCAGATGTGGCAGCAACAGCTTTAAATGGCGCACAGATCACATCGTTAGTCGATCTAGTGGCTAAGGTTGGTGAAGGTTTAATACCAATGGAATCGGCCAAGGCTATTGCCCTAGCATCATTCCCATTTCTGGATCAGACTATTTTGGATTCCATCTTCTCAGGTCTGAAGATTACCCCACCCACACCCGATCCAATCCCTGCACCACAACAAAACAGCTTTGGCTTTGCTAAGTTGTTAGAAGCTGCCAGAAAACAAATCAGAAAGATTGAAGCAAACCATTTGGGAAGGATCAGCAATAAGCCTGGGGAATTCATCCCAGCCTTAGAAAAGTTTTTGGAAGCCCATCAGGAAAGGGTGCAGATCATCCTTGAACCTGTCCTTGAATTCATTCAGCCGGAATCGGGTGGTGGTGTCCGAGCTGCTGCAGATCACTGTGAAGCATTGAAGGCTGAATGGTTAGACTTAGCTGGATCAGCCACACCTAGAAATCTAAAACTTTTGGCCGATGAGAAACTTAAGAACTGGATCGATACCAAAGCTAACTGGGAGAAAGTCACATGGTTAAACTAGAAACACGATTCACCACAGAATTTAGGGTAGAGCAAGATGGAAAAAAGCTAGTGGGCTATGCTGCCAAGTTCAGCCCCAACAGGTCACAGGATCTGGGTGGATTCCTTGAACAGATTGACCCTAAAGCTTTCACAAGGTCATTGGCACAGGGTGCAGATGTCAGGGCTTTGATTAACCATGACCAAAATTTAATCCTAGGTAGATCCACCAGTGGCACACTTAATCTTACAGTGGACTCTGAGGGGTTGTTGGTTGAGATCACCCCACCTGACACCAGCTATGCAAGGGATCTCATGGTTTCGATGAGCCGAGGTGATGTTACCCAGATGTCATTCGCATTCATCACCAAAAAAGATAGCTGGGATAAAGAAGGGGATAAGAACATCAGAACCCTGCTCGATGTCGATTTGCATGATGTCAGCGCAGTAACCTATCCAGCCTATTTAAATACTGAAATAGGATTGAGATCTTTGCAGTACTATCAAGAGCTAGAGCATGAACGAAAGATGGAGATTCAAAAGAGAATGAATCTAGTGCAGATACTTAAGATTAAATAATTTAGATATCGCAAAAGGTATCTGCTACCATGGTTTCATTACTCTCTAACTGAGGATGGAACCATGGGTCATGCTGTTTTTATTGTGCTTCACTTTCTGGCATTCATGTGCGGATTCTTTGGGTTGTTCATAACCATACCCCTTCATGTGATCTATGCAACGATGGCTAATCAGAACAAGGCACCAGCACCACCACAAAACATGGGTCATTTAATTGGATTGTGTATTCGGGTGGTTCTAATATTCATTGCAGGTTTTATTGTCTTTCTTATATTGTCCCCTGTTTATATTTACCTTAAAAGCAATATCTCTTGGTTAAGGTAAGCCCCACCACATTCATCAGCCCCTAGCTAATCCCTAGGGGCTTTTTTTGTTCTTAGTTCACGCAAAGCCATTTCCCTGAACTAAGCCACATCCTTAGTTCATGATCCCGAACCTAATTGCGTGATCATCAATTAAAGCACTTGTTTCTAGCCATTCAGCATGCGGTCTTTTCCTTCATTCCATACGATTTGACACATTTCCAACCCATGTAAAAATGGGGGAAGCCTTGCAGTATTTACGCATGGTGGCCACCGGAGCATTCCGGCATGGTGCCACTGCGTATGCGGGCACCTTGAAGAACTCTTTTTCAAGGAAAAATACTTATGAGTATTTCAGAAATCAAAGCCTTGCAGCTTGATCGCATCGAGAAAGTAAACTCGATGGAAACTTTGGCAGCTAGGGCATTGACCCCAGAGGAACAAACTTCCTTTGATAATCTTGCTGCATCCGTAGCGGATATCGATGTTCGACTTGCAGTGCTTGAAGATGCTGCTGCTGGTTCTGCATCCATGCAACAGAATTCAGAAAAGCTTGAATCGGTCAAACGCAGTGTAAGAAAGTCTGCACCTATTTCAGCACCCCACTTTGTAGCTGATGTGTCAGACCGCAAAGCCAAAGCTAATCAATCCAATGCTCTTAGAGGTTGGTTCACCAAAGGCACACCTGCATTCAGAAATGAATTCGCTGCTGCTGCTAATGAAACTGGTTTGGACCTCAACAGCAATACCCTTGACCTTGGAGCTACCCGAGCTGCCCAGGGCATTGGCTCTGCTGGCATCGGTGGCGCACTCACTAATTCTGGTTTTTATGACACCCTCACAGAAGCCCTGAGAGACTATAACTCAGTTATGCAGGTTGCTACTGTTATCAGTACCAGCACTGGATCTGCACTGAATTTCCCATTGCTTGATGAAACTGGTGTGACTGGTGAACTGTTATCAGAAAACGGCACCGCAGCCCAAACTGCTTTCACCACTGCAACCAAGACCTTGAATGCGTACAAGTATTCTTCCAAACAGATTCTGACTTCCTATGAATTGTTTGAAGATTCTTTGATTGACATTGAAAGCCTTGTAGCAAAAGTGGCAGGCACACGATTGGGGAGAATTACTGAAACTCACATGAGTACCGGAACTGGATCAAGCCAGCCAACTGGCATAGTAGTGGGTGCCAATGCTTCCACTGCTGTTGCTAGTGCCACTGCAATCACTGTGGCTAACATCATGACCTTAATCGGTAATGTTGATCCAGCACACAGGGCTAGCCCTAAATGTGCATTCATGATGAACTCAACCACCATGAATCAGATTGCATCTATCCTTGATACTGCTGGAAGGCCGATCTTGGTTTCAAATTATGTTGATGCATCTGGCCGACTTCCTACCATCCTTGGCTATCCTGTTGTCTTAAACAACAACATGGCATCTGCTGCTGCTTCGACTAAGCCTATCATCTTTGGTGATCTGTCTGCTTATACTGTCCGTACTGTAGTAGGTTCTGGTGGTCTCACTTTGGTTCGCCAAAATGAAACCTATGCAGCACTTGCTCAAATCGGCTGGGTAGCATTCAGTAGGTTTGATGGTTGTGTCCTTACTGGGAACACTACCACCTATAACCCAATCTGGTCCCTATTAATGGCAGCAGGCGCATAATGAAAATAAAAATGTTAACCAGTGTGGCCAGTGCTTGGGAAGACACCAACGCTGGCTTAATCATAGATGTGCCTGATGATGTAGGTGCTGAATGGTGCAGGATTGGTTATGCCACTCCTGCCACACCAGCAGCTAAAGAAAAGGCCAGTTCCAAAGTCATACCTGAGGTAAGAGATCATGGAAATCAAGGGCAGAATTCAGGTAGTGACACCACCGACAACCGAACCTCTGACATTGTCAGAAGTAAAAAGCCATCTAAGGATTGATGGCAATTATGATGATGCGCTTTTAAATAGCTGCATCACCAGTGCAAGGATGTTTTTTGAAAGTCAGTGCGAAATATCCATAGCCAGTCAGGAAGTCTTGCTGGCCTTGGATTCTTTCGATGACATTGTTTATCTGCCAAGAGGCCCAGTCCAGTCTGTAGAAGATATCAGCTACGCAGACACCCAAAACAATACACAGACTTTGGCTAACTGGATAGAAGACCTAGTGTCTAACCCAGCGAGAATCACACCAGCTTTTAATCAGTCATGGCCAGCAACCGCAGAAGTGGTGAACGCTGTGCAGGTTAGTTACACCACTGGCTACAGTACGGCAGAACTGGTTCCTAAATTATTGAAATCTGGAATGTTATTCTATGTGGCCCATCTATATGAAAACCGATCAGCGGTCACAGATACTGATCTTAAAGAAGTTCCAATGGCAGTGGCTTCAATCGTCACGATCTACACCACAGGGATCTACCACTAATGCGACCAGGTCTATTGCAATACAGGGTGGAGATTCAGACACAGACATCAACTAGCGATGACATGGGTCAGCCTGTGATTAGTTGGGCTACATCCCAAACAAGGTGGGCAGGAATAATCCCACTCACATCCCGAGAAGGTTTCTTTGCTAAATCGGTTAGGCCAGAACTTTCCCACCGGATAACCCTTAGATGGTTTGATGGTTTAGAGCATGGGCACCGCATCAAAATGGATGCGAGAATCTTTGATATTGCATCCATCATTAATGTGGATGAAGGCAACCACACTTTGCAGGTGGACTGCGTAGAGGCGGTGAGCTAATGGGGAAATTAGATAAATCACTTTTGATTAAGAAGGGCAAGGTTTCTATTGAAGGCTTAGATGCCCTGATGCAAACCTTCAAAGATTTAACAGGTGGGAAGAGTGATGGAAAGTTAGTTAGTGCCATGCGCTTTGCTTTGCAGCCCCTGCAGAAGCAAGTGAAAGCTAATGCACCAAAACAAAGAAGCAATAAAAATAAGTCTGGCAGGACTGGCCTATTAAGGAAGTCTATTGCAGTGAAGGCTAAAAAGTTTGGCAGGGGAAGTAAAAAGAAAATATTAGGACTAGTGGGTCCAAAGTTTGGCACTTCCATCACATTAAAAAACGGTCTTAAAATTGAGCCATTTAGATATGCTCATCTTGTTGAAAGAGGGGCAGCACCGCACACAGTTTCACCAAGACGCAAAGAAAAGAACAAAAGTTTTGTGGGTCCAGTTATGCCTGGCAGATTTAAAAGCTGGCAGCACCCTGGTGCAACGGCAAAACCGTTCATGAAAACTGCACTTGCTGCTGCTGGATCACAAATATTTATTAGATTCTCAGAAAAGATGGCTGAAATTATCTCTAAAATAGGGGTAAAGAAATGATTGAATCCGATTTCTATTCCTACCTGACAGGTGAAGGATCCATCACAGCACTGCTGGGAACGAGGATCTATCCAGATGCCAGCCCGCAGAATGCAACGCTACCACTTTTGGTTTATGAAAAAACTTCTGTGGATAGGCAGATGACTTTGCGTGGGGCTACTGGTGTTTGCACTGCAAGGATAACTTGTGACATTTTTGCTGCAAGCCGTACAGTTTGCGAAACCATAGTTGAATCCATTAGACTGAGAGTAGATGGGTTTCAGGGGAACTGGAACACCACTTACATCCATCAGTCCAGATTAGATTCTGAGGATGTGGGGTGGGATCTGGAATCTGCAAAAGATACTGGGATCCACCGAGCAACGATTGATGTGGTGGTCTTATTTACTGAAACTGTAACCGACTTTTTTGGAGGCTAGAATTATGGCAGTTCAATCGACTTATGGTGTTACCCTTACTGCTGGCACTGCTGTTGCTGAAGTTATTTCTATAACTCCACCCCAGTCCAAAATCGGCAGCATTCAGGTAACCAATCTTTCCTCACCTGATCAGGTTCATACCTACATTGCAGGTTATGAAGATGCAGGGGAAATGACCTTTGAGTGCAATCTAGACGAAACAAATTTTGCAGCACTTAATGCAATTGCAGTGGCTAGAACGGAATCTGCTTTTGTAATTGCCATTCCTGCACCTATTAGCCTTTCGATTACTGTTAATGGTTTCATCACTTCAAGGGGCATCAGTTCCATTGCTGTGGGTGATGAGCTTATTAAGTGTACCTTTACTGTTAAAGTCTCGGGTATTTGTTACCCAGACTAATAGGAGTCTTTTGTTATGGCTTTATCACGATCACAGATCCTTGCAAAAAAAGACAACCTGCCTAGGCAGGAAGTTTTGGTACCCGAGTGGGAAGGATCTGTATGGGTCAGAAGTCTGACAGTGGGTGAACGAGACAGCATAGATAACGAATTCAACGCAGCACGAACAAAGGGGAAAACCCCAGAAAACTTGCGGGCACGGATGCTCATCAAGGGGTGCTGCGATGAACAAGGAAAAGCTTTATTCACTGAAGCAGATATTGCTGAAGTGAATGTGTTACCTGCCACAATCTTAGAGAAGATCTTTGATGCGATTCTTAAAATAAACCGCATAGGTGCAGGGGCAGTAGAGGATGCGGAAAAAAACTAAGGGAAAGCCCATCTAGATTATTTCTATTTAGATTGGCTGGCCACTTAAAAAAGATGGTGTCAGAGATTGAACAGGAGATGAGCCACAGTGAAATGATGGAGTGGGTGGCATTCTCTAGGATCGAACCCATAGGGGATGCAAGGTTAGATTTCCTAGCTGGATCCGTTCAGCATACCCAAGTGGCTTGCACTAGCACTAGCAAACATAAGCTAAGTGATTTTATCCCTGACTGGATGGGTGAGAGAGCAGCAGAAAATAAGCAGACCCCAGAAATGTTGGCAGCAATGTTAGGTGGGTTGGTTACTAAAAAAAGGAAATAGACATGGCTGATACAAGTCTAGGTAGAGCCAGTCTAAGTGTTACAGCAGACCTATCAGGCTTCACATCTTCCTTAGAC